GACAGGCGCGCAAGGTCGGGATCCTCGTACGCGACGACGATCTCGTCCGGCAATCGTCGCATCTTCGTGATCGCATCCCACCATCCGTCGACGAACTGCGCCCACCCGAGGCCCCACGCCGCCGTGACCACGCTAATCCTCACGGGTTGCATACGGCTCCCCAGTACGCGCCAGGAGCGGCCGCGATCCGTTCGCGTAGCACATCGGCTACATCCCACTCCGGCACGCTCGTGATGCCGACGAGATCATTCGTAACGACCTGACAGCCCGACAAGACGGCTTCCATCACGGCGCGCCCCTCAGACTCGAACGCGAGCGGCAGATGCACGAACGTCTCTACCTCGCGCATCCTATCCAGCACCTCGCCGCGCGGCGCGTTCGTCATCACCTCGAGCGGCATCCGATTCCGCACCGCCCAGACTCGCGCATTCTTGATGCCCTTCAACGGATGATTACGGCACGCCGCAAGCGCGACCCACTCGCGCACCTCAAGCGTCGGCAACTCGGGAACCTCGATCGCGGACAAGACGAGCTCGACACGCCGCGGCTCGCACCACGCCGTCGTCCGCTTCTCGTGCGCCGGCGTGTGAAGCATCACGCACCGCGCAGCCTCGAGCAGCGTCCGCCGATGCGGCAAGCCAGCCACCTCGTGATGCAGAAAGACGACCGGCTCGAGCGCGGCCAGGTAGTCGCACTCGGCCGGCTGCAAGTGATCGATACTCGTGATAAGGATCCGATCAAACGCTGCCGCATCCTCCGGCGTCGTGTAGCACCACTCCACACCCTCTGGGGCTGCCGCCAGATACTCGGCATCGCTCATCTCCGCGCCACCACGATACGCGCCCGGCAGCCACGCCTCGCCCTGATCCGTCGAGACGGGATGGTGCGTCGTGATGACTCCGAGCCTCATCGGACCCACTCGGAGAGCGTCCGCATGATCGGCCGCCAATACTCGTCGAAGACGCGATCCGCCTCATACGCCGCAGCGAACTCGATCGCCGTCGGGCTCGGCCCGCGATCCTTCCGCTCGTAAGCGTCCCAAAGCGCGCGAACGATCTGCGACACATGCGGCGTAAAAAACCACGAGTGCTGGAACGGATCCCAGAGCGGCTGCCCATCAATCACCCAACCATCGCCGACGAGTTCCTCAGTCGCCGCCCACTTCGATCCGATAACGGGCGTCCCACACGCCTGCGCCTCAATCGTCGGCACGCCGAAGCCCTCGCCCGCACTCGTCGCCAGGAGAACATCCGCCGCCGTGTAGATCGCGGCGAGAGCCTGCGGCGGCATATTCATCCTGTAGAGGTACTGATTCACAAAGCGGACCTGCTCGGGCCTGATCCCACACGCCGCGATCAGCCTATGAAGATTCACCCCGCCGAGCGCATCCGACTCGTCCGTATGGAGATACAGCATCGCGTCAGGGTTCTCATTCGCGAACATCCCGAACGCGAGGAGATTCTCGCCCCACGACTTCCGCGGCGGCGTCTTCCCCTTATTGGCGGCGTTCATCATCACCACGAACGTGTTGGGATTCTCATCGATGCCCATCAGGTCTCGGCCCGTGATCTTCTTCCCCGTCGCATCCGTGATGCTCGGCGTCGGCTTGAAGACGTTCCCATCGAAAGCGTGCGGCGCGTACAAGCACTCGATCTTGTCGAGGTCCATCATCTGCTCGCCGAACCGGCTCATCGCGATCGGCAGCACGTTCTCACGCTTCAGCCACTCCGACACCTCGGGCGGAGCCGGCTTGTGATCGATCGGCACCCACGCCGCGATATGCGGGATCTGCGCGATGCTCGGATTCTTCAACGCCCACACATCGAAGAGCGTCATCACGAGACTCGGCAGATCAGCACCACTCGCCCAATGCTGCGAATGCGCCATGAGAATATCGTCGGAGTACGGTGCAATGCCGCACGGAAACAGCTTTATGCCGTTCCATTCGGTGTCCGAGCCCTGCAAACCGAAGTTGCACGCGACGGCTACGCGATGCCCGTCGCGCTTCAGCCGCGTCGAAAGCTGCGCCGTCTGCGTCCCGTATCCGGTGGCCGCGAAGGGCGAGTTGCTCGCGATCGTGATCGAGAGCGCATCAGGATTCGCGCCAGTCTTCTGCGCCTTACGTCGCGCCTGACGATTCGCCATAGGGTTCCCTCCCTAGAAAGCCAAAGGGCCGCCCCCCGAAGGGGACGGCCCAATGGTACCGCGTACGTCGGAGGTGCGTACTAGGACGCGCCGCCGGCGAAGTAGAGGACATGGCTCGACTGCGGCAGGTTGCCGTCGACGCGCATCGTGGCGCGGAACGTCACGAGGTCCTGGTTGAAGGCGTACTCCGAGCTGGAATCGAGGCGGATGCCGCCGACGATCCGGGTGAAGTACGAGGGGAAATGGCCCGCGAGGACGCTCTTCGCGGCAGTACCCGCGGAGGGAACATGCGGGTTCTCGATCACGGGCCGGCCGAGCAGCAGGTCGCGCTGATTGCCGTCCATGGAGGGGCTGAAGACGTAGTTCCCAGCCGTGTCCTTCAGAGCCCGCATCTTGCCGATCGACGCACCGTTGCACATGAAGCCGACGCCGGGCAGCAGGCGCGCCGCACCGTCGAGGCTGTAGAACAGGTCGATCAGGTTGTCGGCGGTGAACGCGCCGGAGACACCCGTGCCACCGGTGACGCCCGAGCCGGCCGCCGTCACGATGCCCTGCGGCTGGACCGTGCCGGTGCCGTTGGTAAGGGCGTTGTTGACGTTGTAGCCGACAGCGTTGCCGACCTCCTCAGCGATGAAGCCGAGGAGATCCACGCCGGAGTCCTCGAGCATCTCGCGGCTGACCTGGATCAGGAAGCCGTACTTGTACGCACCGAGGGCAACCATCGCGCCCATCGTGGGATCGGACTCCGACATGATGCCGGCCTCCGGGGTCACCGTCGACGAGGACGAGTAGGTCGAAAGCCGCGGGACATTGAACTGCTCGCCGCCAGCCGTATTCAGAACCCGGACGACAGTCGGGTCCAGCATCGGGCCGACGAGGCGAGCGCGCATGATGATCTCATCGAACAGGCTCACCGGGAGCGGCGCGCCGGTCGAGGTCTTCGTGATGTCACGCTTCTCGATGGTGTACGAGCGAATCTCGCCGCGGGCGAGAGCGCGGATGGCCTCGACCTCGGTGTCGTCGCCCGCCGGCTCCTCGTCCGTGCGGATCTCGGCAGCCACGGCGTCGAGGCGCGCGGCGCGCTCCTCGTCAGCCTTCAGCTGCTCGATGATCGCAGCGCGCGAGTCGAGCTCGCCCGAGATGCGATCGTACTTCTCCTGCTCCTCAGCGTTGAGGTCGCGGTTCTCCGCGGCCGCCGCCTCGAGCAGATGCTTCGCCTCATGCCACGCGGCCTGGCGAAGATCGTGCTGGCGCTTGATGTAATCGGACATCTAGACCTTCCCCCTTTCAGGGAATCGTAGGGATTGCCGGCCGCGGCTCCGCGTAACCGATGCCAAGCGCGGCTCCGCGCTAGACACCCATAGGATAACCCGAGAAAAAGCGGTTTCTAGACTCGGGCAAGCAGGACGTCGAGCTGCTTCTGCTTCAGAGCCAGAGCAGCCGCCGCATCATCACGAGACGCGCGCAGCTTCGTCACGGCCTGATCGAGAACGCTCGCGAGCTCATCGTTCAGCGTCTCACCATTCTCAAGCGCCGAGAGCGCCTGATTCAACTTCTCAGCCTCGAGGCCCGTCGCGTCGACGAGGCCGTCAAGGCTCCGCACGCTCGCGCTGGTCGCCTCGTAAGCGGGGAAGCCCGTCACGATCGACACCTCGTGAAGCCTGACCTCGCGCAGCTCGCGCTCCTGGCCATCATCACTCCACGAATCGCCACCCTTCGGAACCGAGAAGCCGAAACTCATCGAATCCACATCGCCGCGCTTCAGAAGCACGGCCATGTCGCGGCCATCCGTCGTCTCCGGCAGGTCAGCCTCGACGCGAAGGCCGTGCGAATCCTCAGCGAGTCGCAGAGTGCCAGCGCGCTTCGATGCGAGGACGCGGCTCGTGTCGTGATTTACGAAGAGCTTGATCTCGTTCCGCGAGCGCAGAGAACGCGAGAACGCGCCCGGCGCGATCCGCTCCGTGAACGGAAGCGGCTGGCTCGGCGAGTTGAAGACCGCGCCATACCCCGTGAACGTCATCCCGTTACCGTCCGCAGCCTCGCGAATCTCGAACTCGTTGACATTGATCCGCCGCTGCTCTACGCCGTTCTCCATACGGAACAGGGTAGCACCGGGCCGCTCGCGAACCGAGAGCGATCCATACCAGCGCCGATCGTCGGCCTCTTCCTCTTCGCGGATCTGCTCGCGCTTCCGCTCGAACCACTCAATCGCCGGCTGCGGATCCAGCGGATCAATACCCCAAAGATAGAAAGCAACCGCGCCCGCCCCTGGCCAACCCTCAGCATCCGGGTCCGAGTTCTGCGGCGCGTCAAGATCGACGAGGTGCCGAGCAGCCCACGCCGCCACGCGAATCACCTTGTCCTCCGACACCTCGCCCGCAGCCATCAGCCGCGCCTCGCGGATCGTCCGCTCGACCAGACCATCACCGCCGAACCCATCAGCGCGAAGCTCCAGCCCGCGAGCAGCCGCATCACGGATATACGCGGGAAGCGTAAGGTCGACCTGCCGCTCGACCATCTCCGGCAACTCGGGATCGACCGCATCAGGCGCGAGAACCGTGATCCCGATCCGCGCATATTCGGCGCGCACGTCCTCATCATTCTCAATCGCGAGTTCGATGTTGTAAACGTCGAGGAGATCCTTCACCGTCTCCGACTTGAACGCGACCGAATCCGCATCAGCGTTCGGCTTCATGAAGAGCTGATCCCAATCAACGTCGGCCGCCTCAAGTTCGGCGATCGTCGCTTCGCGCTCATCCTCGAGGCGCGCCGTGACGATGATGACCTCGCCCTCGTACTCGTCGACGAACTCGACCACGTTCCCGATCGGATCACCCTCGAATGTCAGGAGCGTGCCGTCAATATCGACGATGATCGCGGTAGGACCGTCAAGGTTCCGCTCGCCGCCGGGCTCCATATCCTCAGCGATCGACACGGCGACCATCTGATCGATAGCGGCCTGCTTCGACTCGTGACAACCGATAACCTCGCCGTCGTCTTTGATCGTCGCCCACCCGTCGCAGTCGGGGCTCGTGTCCGTGATGAAGTACGGCATCGGCTAGTCCTGGCGAATCACACCCACACGAACCGGCGTGCCACCGCCGAGCGCATAGATGGACTCCCCAGCCTCCATGAAGAGCTGAACAGACTCGCCGCCGCGCAGCCGATACGACTGATCCTTCAGCCCGAGCCACAGATCGTGATACCCGTTGAACTGCTCGGAAAAGACCAGATCGAAATAGACGCTCGTTGTCTGGTTGCCTTCATTCACGAATCGCATCGCGTACGTCTGCGACGGCTTCAACGTGTAGACCTTCTCCGAAGCCGCAGAGCCAGATACCTTGTGCTGCGACGTGATGAGTTCCGTCGCGATGACCGTGCCGCCCGTCACACTCGTCGCCGAATCCAGAACGGTGTTAGCCGTCCGATCAGACTGCCGGTTCAGATTGTAAGAAGCGATCGCGGTACCAGAAGACACGACCGCAGCTCCTTCGATCAGCGTGGCAGTGACCTGAGCATTCGTTGAGATGATCTGGTAGGAGATGAACTGCGTCCCCGTGCTCGGCGTTGCCAGAGAAAAATCAGCCGTCCCAGGAGACCCGATCGTGAAGACTCGACTCATCTCGAACGCATAGCCTTCGCGGGAATAGCCACCATCGAGCGGAGCCGGATTCATGTTCTCAATGGTGACGCGCTGCGCGTCCGCGCTCGGCGCGAGGATCTGCGTGGACGCCGTACCGATCGTGTAGACGTTCTGCGTGATCGTCACTACTCGCCACCCACCGGATAGGCAGCCTGCGGATCCTCCGGATCGATCTGACTGATCGGCTGGAGCTGCGTCGACGGCAGACCCGTATGCGGAATCGGCGGCAACTCGAGCGCCGCCAGAATCGCCGCCGGATCAAACCCGGAGAAGACGAGGCGCTGCACGATCGACGCCTTCTTATCGAGTTCTGTTAGGTTCGCCGCGTCGAGATCAACATTCGCGAGCGGGACGCGGTACACGTCACCACCGTCGACGGGCGGCATGTCCTCGATCCGGCGAATGTCATTGATCGACGACCAGCCATTCACGAGCGCCGAAGCGTGCGCCGCGTACCGGCTCTCCTGGTCGCCACGCTGGAGCGCGTCGACGTTGAACTTCAGGAACGCAACACCGGGCAGGAGCGTCGAGTATGCGTCCTCAATCTTCACGATGTACGGGCGTAGCGTGTGCTGGACGAACTGGATGCCGTTCTGCTCCACGCTCGCATACGACATCGCGCCCGGCGTCGTCACGCCGATCATGCTCGGCGGACACCTGAACGCACGCGCGATCTCCTCAACCGCGAACTGGCGCGACTCGAGCATCTGCGCCTCATTCGGCTCAACACTCGTCTTCGTGAACTTCGCACCGCCGAACAGGACACCCGGACGGTGCGACTTCGAGACACCCTTGTGCTTCAACTCGAAAGAATCGGCGAGATCCTTAGCCTGCTCGCGCGTCAACGCGCCCGGATACTCGATAATGCCGCCGACCTGCGAACCCTGGCCGAAGAAGAGCTGCGCGAACGTGTCCAGCGCCTTCGCCAGCCCGAGCGTGTCCTTCACAAGATCAACGCGGGACCGGCCGCGCAGCTCGCCGGGCAGGCGCAGCTCGGTGATGTGGATCATGTCCTCGACGGGGATGATGATCTTCCCGTCGTAGACGTAC